TAAACCAGATGCATGTCCACCAGTTCCAAATTTAGTTCTCATAGTTCCTCCACCCATGGCTTTTTTTCTTTTTCCTTTTTTACCACCGGGTGTAATTTTACCTGAGCAAACTCCTGATGCGTACATGTTTGCATATGCGCTTGGGTAGACCGAAAATTTTCGCTTCGCCGCTGCTTTTCCTTTTGCACAAAGTTTAGCCATTATTTTTTACCCTTAATTGCTTTAACCATCATAGATGGTTTTTTTGTTTTTTTCTTTGTTTTAGCTTTAATAATTTTTTGAAGTGCTTCAGGTAAAGTTTTTTGTGCTTTAGTTAACTGAGTTCCGTCACTATAATATCTTCTCATTATTTTTTCTTCTTCTTCATTGGTTTTTTAATTACACCTCTTGCAATTAAAATATCTTTTTTAGTTACTTTACCATCACCTGACATATCAGGAAATGATTTTTTCTTTTTAGGTTTTGAACCTTTTTTATACATAGCTCTTTGACTTCTTCCTTTTATTTCTTGTCCAGGCATTATTTTTTTCCTCCGTTTTTAAATATTTGCGTTCCCTTTATACCAAAAATACTTCCCACGACAAGGATCCAGAGTGTACTGAACCATGTAGGGAGTGCCGCGAAATGCTCGAAAAAAATTTTTACTTTCTCCATAGCAACTGGATTGTCACTGAAGACTCCCCACGCAAGCACAATTATTGGCGCCGACAAAATTACAAGAACAAACTCATCTTTGTAATCATTTTGACGTGCTTCTAATAATTTGCCCTGGTAAGCTTCCTCACCACGAGCTTGACGCTCTGCATGTAGCAGTTGTGCGTCTGACATTGCAACTTTTGCTTTCTGCTTGTTAGCATAAATTTTACTTCCAGCAGAAACAGCTAATTTAATTGCAGATAACCACATATTAGATCCATTTAGCTTTTCTAGATTTTTCTCTAAGCATTCTTTTAGTGCCTCTTACTTCAGTTTCTTCGCCTTTTACAACATAATTAAAAGCACCATCAGCTGTTGTCTTAGATCTAGGATCAATTTCAAGATTCATCTTGTCTTCTGATGGAATCTCAACAATTTTATCTAATTTTTCCATAATTTTTCTCCTTAGTTAATTTATACTAACCTTTTTTTAGTATTTTGTCATTATTATTCGTTTCCACTACGAATAATTTCAATATTTGGCATCATATCTTTTGCATTTGGTAAAGTTTTACCTAAAATTGTTTTTTCAATTGAAGTATCAGCTCTTAAATTAGCTAAATCTTCATTTTGTTCAAGTTTTTCTTCTTGATTTGACTGATTCATCATTGCTTTCATCTTATCAAGGTTAATTTTTTGTTGATCTTGTTCTTTTTTACGTTGATTTTCCATTGCTCTAAGGTCTAATTCTCTTGCTCTTAGTCTTGCAATTGGATCATTATCAAATTGTGAAGTAATTTCTTTTTCTTCCTTCATAAATTCTTCCATCATCTCTGCAATCAACATTGCTTTTCTTCCTTCAATTTTTTGTGTCATCTGTTGAATTTGCATTTGCATTTGTTGAGCCATTTGTGGGTTCTGTTGAGCCATTTGTTGCATTTGTTGCAACTGAATTAATTCATCTCTAAACTCTATTTCAACTTGTTCTTGTGACATTAGACTAATATGTTCAAAAATATTTTTTTCTAAGCTTGCCATAACCATTGGATTGTTTCTAGCCATGTTTGTTGCCATAAAATTTAAATGAGCTGTTATATGTGCTCTGTGATCTTGACCAGGAAAGGCTTGAAAAGGTTTACCACCCAAAGCTGCAATGTGTTCTAATGCAGGATCTTGTGGCATTGGTTGTTGTGGTTTAATTAATACTTGATCAATATCTTTTACACCTAATGCTTCGTACATATTTCTATATGCATTATATAAATTGTGCATTTGTGGATTAGATTGTGCCAGTTGCAACTCAGTTTGCGCGAGGGAAATACGCTGAGTCTGTGAAAAAATGTTGGGATCAGCAACTGGCAATATATCTACTCTGTCATCAAAGTCAGTTTGTTTAATCATTCTTTGACCCCCAACTACGTCATACGGATATTCCGGTGGTAGATATAACTTGAATACTCTAGCTAGTAATTTAAATTCTTGTTTAAGAGCAGAGTAAATTCTTTTGTGTATTGCAGACATTGTTCTACTGCCACGTTCTAGTAAGGCAACTGTAGTTCCAACTGCAGCTTGTTGATTACCATCACCAACTTGTAGATCTGCAATTGATGCAAATCTTTGACCAGCTTGTACTACAATACCCATTAAGTTTAATAATGTAGCTGATGGTTCTTTAAATGGTAACATCATAAATGAATCTCGTAAATTACCTCCAGGTGCATCTACATCTCTAAATTCACCTGGTTGAATTGATTGTGCATCATCTCTAATTCTAATACCACGCATTTTAAATCCTGCAGGTAAATTAGATAAAGTTCCTGAATCTAATAATTGTCTTAATGCAGTAGTTGCAGTTCTTGATAAACCACCAATCATATGTATTAAACCAAAACCATAAAAACCTAAACCAGGTAAAAATTTAAAGTGTACAAAATAATTAATTTTTTTTCTTAATGCATCACCTACTTCATAATTTCTTCTAATAGATAAAACTTCACGTGAATTTTCTTCAATTGTTACAATGTACGGTATTTTAATTCCTGATGGCTCATTAGTTTCTTGATTAACATCTTCAAATCCTTCTAGATCTAAATCAGTGTGACACTCTAATAATGTGTAAACATCTTCGTTTGCAGTTCTTGTTACTCCTTCAAGTTCTCTTTCTTTTTTCTCAACATCTGTTTCTTGATCTCCAGGTTTTCCAATATCTATATCTTTGTAAAAACCTGCAACCTGTTGTTTTCTTAAATCATTTTCAGAAATTTTTACACGATGGATGATTGCCTCTGCATCGTCTAATGAGGTAGCCGTGTAGGGTACAATCAAATCATCTGCAGGAACAAATTTACTTACTGCTCTTTGTTCCATTTCGTCATAGTATATTTTTTTAAAAGCAGAACCTGCTAATGGTAAATTAAATAATAATTGATCAAAGTCAGGTTCATATTCTTTCATTTTTTCCATTAACTCATAGTTCATGAAATTTTTTACTCTAGCTGCTTGTTGAGTTTTTTCTGGAGTTGATAAACCTATAGTTTGTGTTCTAACTGGTCCATCTGCTGGTAATAATTCTTTATAAGCTAATGCTTGAAACTGTGTGACTGCTTCTGCTAAAACTGGGTGCGTTGCACCACTAGCACCTGCAAAAGGTTCTGTTCTATTATCATATTTAAAACCTAAAAGATCTAAGCCTTGAGTATAAGTTTTTGCCCAATCTTTTCTTGAAGAAGTATAGTCTTGATATTTAGATGAAAGGTCTGATGCTAATCTTCCAAGTACATCATCTGGTAAAAAATCTGCTAAGTTTGAATAATGTTCATCACCACCTTCAGGTGATGCTGCCGCAGGATCTAGATTAATATCAACTGATCCATCTTCATTTTCTATTGTTTCAACAGGACCAGGCTCTTCTTGTGAAGCTTGAACGTTTTCTATAATCTCTTCTTGTATCTCTCCTTCACCAGGAAGTTCAAATTCTTTTCTGACTTCGTTTGGAAGTGCTTTGTCTATATCTGCCATTATATTTTTTCTCCGTAAGTTTTATCTGTTTAACACCATTATAGCTAATATTCAACCCCTGAGGCATGGGTCCTGATTCCGGAGGAATTGTTCTGGTAAGCCTTTTAGTCATTACCAAATCTGTTAAATAATTCTTGTCCTGGTCCTAAAGCAAATTCTTTGTATGACATTCTATCATCATAGCCACCTTTACCACTAAAGAAATAATCTCTCATCCATCTTTCAGATCTAGGCATTGTGCCATCGCCTTGATTTTTTCTTGTTTCCTCCATAGCTTTTTTTACTGCTTGACCAAATTCATAACCATCATCCATAAGTTCTATTACCCTTTTATTAAATTTAGTATCAGGATCCAGGGAGCCTACACCAAATTGTGCTCTGCCACCATCAGCATATTTCTTAAAATATTTTTCTGCAAATGAATCTATATCCATGCCTGTGCCTTCTTGACCACCTAGTTTAATATACATTTCAGTAACCATTGCATTATATTTTGTGTCTCCACCTTTTAACATGTTGGTTCTATAATTTTTTATTTTCTCTGTTACCATTTCTCCTGTTTCACCAAACAATGGTTTAACAATTTTTAAATATTCATCTATTTCTAGTTCACCATTTTCATATGCTTTTCTTGAAAATATACCAACCATGTCAGCATAAGTTTTTGGAGATAAAGTATTAACAGCTGCTTCTGTGTTAAGCATGTCTAACATCTTTGTAAAATTTTTTGGTTTTTTAGGTGGAGCTTTATCAGGCACTACAGGACTCCTGCGATACCGCCCATAGCTTTTTTTACTTTTTCTTTTTTATTTTTTTCCATTAACTCTTTAAGTCTTTTAAGTTCTTTAGAGTCTTTTGGATCTGGTCTATTAATTAAATCTTTAATTTTAAAAATATTTGCACCCATACCTGTTGTTGTATCTTTTTTCATTGATTCTGAAGGTTCAGCAATTTCTTCTGTTCCACTGGCATAACCCATTCTCATCATACCGCCACCCATAACCATGGCTCTATTTTTTTTCATCATTTCTTTTTTAGATAAATAATCATTAATATAGTCTGTTACAGAAATACCTCTCAATTGTCCTTTTGATTTTAAATCTTCGTATTCTCTAATAACACCCATTAATTCAAGTTCAAATTCTTCTATACCAGTTTCTGATGCCATTTTAATTGATGGAGCTTTTCTTAGTGAATTAATACCACCCATATCATCATACTCTTCAGGATCGTTAAGGTCTTCTAAAGTTTCACCCATCTCGATCAGTCTAAGTTGATCTTTTAATCTTTGGTCTAGTTCTCTATCGTCAATTGCCATAATATCTAATAATACACTTTTGTTTTGTGTTGTAAAGGTTCATCTTCATAATCTTCAGGGTGTTCAATTAAACCTCCTTGTCTAAATCTCATAACAGCTTGGGTCATAGAGTCCACTAGATCATCATGGTCTCCATAAGGAAAAGCTGCACATTCCTCAATGACTTCTTGCGCAAATTCCATTTCAGCAGGTGCATATATTTTACCAGACTCAAATAGTGGAGATACAGAATTAACACGTGTATGTTTATCATTACCACGTGATGGTGTAAAATTAATTACAGGTATACCTGCTTTTCTTAATTCATAAGTTAGAGGGAGCCCTGATGCTTTGCCCTCTATAATCACTGTTTCCGGTTGCCAGTATCCGTATTGATCTAATGCAATACGTCTTAGTTCTGGAAACTCGTATCTACCTTTAATAGAATCAACTAACATTAAACAAGGACCACTATCTTCACTTGGATGAAATACACCCCAGGTGGTAATAGCAGAATAATCGGCAGTTTCTTTTTTCATAAAAGCTGTGTCATAAGATTGTATGACATGTTCTAATGGAGGAATATCTTCCTCCCAGTTTTGCCACCATTCTCTTTTGATTAATGCACCCTCTTCTCCAGTTGGATTCTGCATGTATTGTGCATTCCATTTAGATAGAGGTATAGATGCTTTAACTCCTTCTAAGTCTTTTAAGTTCCAGTATTCAGGCCACAGGGGTTTACCGCTTGGCATGATTGCAGGAAATTCTATAACTTCCCATTGATCAGCTTTTGGTTCCTTTTGTGCTTTGATTAATCTACCTGCTAAATCTTTTTCATTCCATCTTGTCATTACAATAATAATTGTTCCACCAGGTTGAAGACGTTGACGTGGACCGGATGTGTACCACTCGTAAGTTCTTTCAAGAGCTTGGTTATTCATAGCATCTTGTTCAGTGTGTGGATCATCAATAATTAATAGATCTGCACCACGACCTGTAATTGCAGAACCAACACCAGCAGCATAATATTCTCCACCTTGTTGTGTCTCCCATTTACCAGCGGCCTGACTATCTTCTTTAAGTCTTGTTTGAAATATTTCTTTATATTCTGGTGAGTCCATTAAAGCTTTTGCTTTACGACCAAACCTTACAGATAATTCAGTTGTGTTAGTAGATTGGATAATTTTTAATTTAGGATTACGACCCACCATCCAGGCGGGTAAAAGATATGATGCAAACTCAGATTTTGTATGTCTAGGTGCCATATTAATAATGACACGTTTTGTTTTACCATTAGCGATATCGTTAAATTTTTGAGCAACATCTTTATGATGTCTACCCTCTATAAAATCTGGCCATACATGTTTTACAAAGGCCATAAAGTCATCTTTAATATCAGTTTGTTTTTTCTTTTCTTTCCATTTATTCATGTAAAGAAGATGCG